AAGGTTAAAAAGCTCCAGCTATACTACAAAAATATTGGAGGCATCAGAATGATGAAAAAGTATTTTATTATTATAATTCTAATTATACTTATTTTTACTACACTTACGCCTACTAATGTATTAGCAATTCGTGGTGTTGAGGTCACTCTTTCAACAGACGACTTAGTGGTCGCAGAGGGTGCAAATGTAATACTAGAAGTAAAGTTCACAAATAATACAGGCTCAAGTGTAGGCATACTATCATATAGTGTTAATGGTGGTACACCAGTCTCGATTTCCACTGACAATGTATGTAGTTCACCTGGATCATATCACATTTCAATAGATCATACTGTCAATTTTGGACCTAATACACAGTCTGAAGTTTATGTGGACTTAACATATAGCGGTACTGCAATAATGAACGCTAGAACAGTTAGTTCAAATACAATTGTTTTTGAGAAAGCAGAAAGCGTTAACACTGCATTAGAGTTCATAGTTATCCCGGACACAACAGCAGTCGAGACAGGTGGAGATGTTGAATATAGTATAACCGTTAAAAACAATGGCACTGTAGGGTATGACAACTTTGAAGTTACATTAAACGGTAGTGTGATTAAGACCTATACTATTTTGCCGATGGGTACTGAAAGGACGTTTATCAGTACGCAGGGATATTACTCTGACAGAACAGAGAAATTCGGTTATCGTTATGACTATACATATCGAGGAATATCGGGACAAATAGAAGAAACAAATGCTGAACAGTATTCAATAACTGTAACTAGTGCATCAACTACAGCAAGCCCAACGGTTACACCTAGTTCTACTTCAACATCTGAAACGCCTACAGTTACATCGTCTACTGATAGTTCAGTAGTATCTGATGATGAAGCCGAGAATTACATTTCGAGTGATATGAATTCTATAGTTGAGTTAATAGTCAGCAAGCCGAAGAATGGTGTGCATGTTGGAGATAGTGTTGATATTGTTATTGTTATAAATAACACTGGCAACCTTTTATTAGAGGATATATGGCTTTCCGGTACAGAGATAGATAGTATCAATAAATGGGCCAGATTAGCTCCGCAAATGCAAAAAAGGTATGTTGATACAGTAACAGCTCAATTTGATATGATATATAGGTATAGTATAATTGCTACTGATATAAATGGGAATACTATTGAAGTTGAGTCTGAGCCGATACTATTAAACATAATTACTGATAGTGTAAATGAATCTGATTCAGATAATTTAGTTGTGGAAGGACTAAAAAGTAAGTACAGGTATTTGATAGCAATTATTATAATACTGGTAGCTATTGCATTTGCAGTTATTGTAATATATTTGTATAAGAAAAAGGGTATGAATCAAATTGATGAATGATAAATACTAATAAACTATGTGAGAAAATGCGCAATTGAAAATGTCATTCGATAATTTTGAGAAAAATAAAGAGTATACCAAAGTATACTAAAAAAAGTGACATTATGTTATAGAGAAAAAATAATTAATAAACAAGACATGCCGATAGGTGTGTCTTGTTTATGTAAAATAATATAAAGAAACGTCTACAAAGTTATTATATTGAATTATATACCATAAAGTGGTAGAATGCTTAGATAAATATAAAAACGGAGGTAAGATATGAAGGTTTGCAAGAACTGTGGAGCTAGTGACAGTGAGAAAACTATGTTTGAACATTTTAAGGGCGGATATGTATGTAATGATTGTGTAAAAAACTTCTTCATCTGTCCTGACTGTGGCTTAGTATTTAACGACAATGATTACGAATGGGGACAAGTTGAAAACGGACTGTGCAGAATGTGCTCTAATAAGCATTTATTCGCAAAACAAGCTAGTGTTTAGCGACGAGCAAAGAGGAGATTATTAATTATATATAAATAAGACTTGTAAGAGATAATTTTAGGCATGCTGAAAGGTGTGTCTTTTTGTTTACAATAAAATCAAAATAAATACTGGAGGAATGATGTGCTTAAGAAGCTGTGTCCGAAGTGCAACAAAGTAATAGATATAGCAAGCAAGCACTGCGATGATTGCAAAGAAAAGTATGGTAAGAGGAATCACAAGGCATATGATACACAAAGGAAAGACGATAAGTATCATGCTTTTTATAAAACTAGGGAATGGGTGAGGACTAGAACTGTTGTACTGGGTAAGTACAATCATATTGATTTATATGAGCTACATATCAACCATAGAATTGTAGCAGCCAACACAGCCCATCACATCATCGAGATACGAGTTGACTGGGATAGGAGGTTGGACATTTCTAATCTCTTCCCGTGCAGTCACAGGACGCACAACAAGATAGAAAACATGTATAAACGAGACAGGGAAGGCACACAGATGCTGCTTAGAAAGCTGCTTCAAAAAGGGCTGGGGGGGTAGAAAAAGTTTGGTGCCGGCGCCGCACGACCGCCCTGGGTCCGCTCTGTGGAAAAAACTCCCCAATGAAAATTCAGAATAGGAGGGTGAAAATGGCTAAACCTAAGCAACCAGTGGATTTGGTGGCATTGAAAGGCAGAAAGCATCTGACAAAAAACGAGGTAAAAACACGTAAGGCTCAAGAGGTAAATGCACCGTCAGACAAAATCAATCCTCCCGATTATTTGCCCGAAGATCTAGCAAAAAAATTTAATAAGATAGCTAAGCAGTTAATCGACCTAGACATAATGAGTAATTTAGATTGTGATGCTTTGGCAAGATACATAGTTCTTGAAAAGCAATTCCAAAAAGTTGCAAAGAAAGCTTTGATAATGAGTCCTATAAATCCCATGTATGAAGACATGATTAGCAAACAGGACAAATTAGTGAAGCAGGCAAGAGCTGCAGCTAGTGATCTTGGACTCACGATATCAAGCAGATGCAGGTTGGTTGTTCCTCAAAAGGATGAGAAGCCATCGAGTAAATTTGAAGCACATGTAAAATGAATAGAGTAACGCAATACGCTCTTGATGTAATTGAAGGTAGAGAGATTGCTGGGAGATATGTCAAGCTGGCGTGCCAAAGACATCTTGATGATTTAAAGAAAAGTGAGCAAGCTCCTTACGTCTATTGCTTTGACGAAGACGCTGCAAATGATATCATCAATTTTGCTGAACTACTTACTTTGGCTGAAGGTGATGAGGAGAGACCTTTAGTACTTGAACCTTTTCAAGCTTTCATACTTGGCTCATTAAATGGTTGGGTAACAAAAAGCAAAGGCTATAGAAGATACAGAAGTTCATATGTACAACTTGCTAGACAGAACGGAAAGTCACTACTGAATGGAATACTAGCAGCCTACTACGGAAACTTCGCCGGATATAAATTCGGACAAATATATTGTACTGCCACTAAAAAAGAGCAGGCCAAGATTGTGTTCAATGAAGTTGTAAAATTCATTGAAGCTGATGATGAGCTGGCAGAGCTCTTTAAAGTGATGAAGCATTCGAGTACAATTGAATGTTTAAATACAAAATCCGTAATCAAGGCACTAAGCCAAGACACAAAACGGATAGATGGATTTAGACCGTTCGTTGGAATAGTTGACGAGTACCACGCTCATCAGACTAACCAGATGTATAAGCAACTGGAAGGTGGAACGAGAAAACTAAAAGAATGCTTGATATCGGTTATCACAACAGCAGGGTTCAATCTCAATGGACCTTGTTATTTTATGTGGAAAAACTGCAAGAACGGATTAGATGGCGGTCACATAAGCGATACGAGATTTGTATTCATTGCACAGATGGACAAAGACGATGATATCTGGGATCCAAAGAATTGGATAAAAGCGAATCCTCTTGTATGTAAGGATGAAGAGGACTTGGCCAATCTAGTAAAGATTGGAGAAGAGGCGAAGGATAGTGCTGACAGATCAGACGTAAGAGACTTCATAACTAAGGCATTGAACATATGGTACAGTGCTTCGGATGGACAATATTTAGATGCTGAAAACTGGGAAGCCTGTGGATGTGAACTAACCCTTGAAGATTTTAGAGGCTGTGAATGTGGTCTTGGACTTGACTTGTCAAGTGGGGGTGACCTGACTAGTGGTGCGTTAGAATTCCCATTTGTCAAAGAGGAGATTGCAACATACTTCTTCCACAATCATTCTTTCATGCCCAAGATGCGCCTGGCGCAACATATCAAGGAAGATAAAGCTCCATACGATATATGGACCGATGAAGGATTGATAACTCTGACTGAAACATTAGGCGGTGTAAAAACTGACTACAAATATATCATTTCATATTACAAAGACTTGATAGAAAAGTATGAATTGAAGTTGAAGGTTATAGCTTATGACCCACACAATGCAGCAGCATTTTTAAATGACCTTGAAGAGTTTGGAGTTGATTGCATTGAAATTATTCAGAGTGCTAGAAGCTTAAGCTCTGCAACTGAAGACTTTAGATTGAGTACAACAGGAGAAAAGAAGACTGTCCTTTACAACAAAGAGGATGGTCTATTTAGGTTTTGTGGATTGAATGCAATTACAACAATGAACAGTTTTGGTGAAACGAAACTGGACAAAGCAAAGCGAGAACACCGTATAGATCCAATGGATGCAGCGATAGATATCCATAAGGTGATGATGTTAGATGTCGAGGAATATACACCGAACTTGACAGAAGATTATATCAAGAATTTTTATAAACGAGGTAAGTGAAATGAAAAAGATTTTGGAAGTCATACCGGAGGTATTAATAACAGCAGGAGTGTTGCTAATAGTTGGACTGGTTATCTACATCTACACATTAGCAGGTTTATTCTGCTTAGGCTTACTTCTAATTATAGCGGGTTGGTTCACTGCTAAGGCGAGGGGGTAACCCGTGAAATTATTTGGACACAACTTCAATCGGTCTAATAAAGAGATCAGCAATCAAGTATATAAGTTGACTGATGCTGAGGATGCTTTGTTAAAAGCTCTAGGATTGGACACCAGTACGATTAGTACTGACAAAATTGGTGAAATAACTTTCTATGTATGCTTAAAATTCTTAGCAGAAAGCATTGGAAAGTTACCAATTTTGCAGTATACGAAGTCGAAGAAAAAAGGGAAAGAACCGTACTTTGATGATCATATGGATAGGTTGCTTAACATCGAGCCTAATCCATATATGACGGCTTCATCTTTTTGGCAAGCTATTGAAAACAATCGTAATTACTATGGCAATGCATATTACTACATAGAACGCAGGCTTGGTGATGTTGACTCCTTATGGATTGTTCCTTCAGGAGAAATGCAAATTTATCTTGATGATGAAGGAATATTCAAGAAGAAAAATGCACTGTACTATGTATGGACGGACAAACGGACAAGTAAGAAGTATTACTTCAATCAAGGTGAAATTGCACACTTAAAATCAAGCACGACATTTGATGGCATAGTAGGAATGGCGGTGAAAGATGTGTTGCGGCTCAATATCGAAATTGGGCAGTATAGCCAAGCGTACCTGCAGAAACTGTATGCCGGAAATATGTATGGTGGAAAGATTATTCTTCAGCACACTGCTGCAATGGACAAGCCTGCAAAGGAAGTCTTAATTAAGGAAGTCGAAAGCTATGCAAATGAAATAGGTACAGGCAAATTCCTTCCTCTACCAATGGGTGTGTCGGCTACACAGATGGAGATGAAGCTGTCCGATGCAGAATTCACAGAATTGAATAAATTAAATGCGCTTCAGATTGCAAGCGCATTTGGAATAAAACCGAATATCTTAAATAACTATGACAAGTCCAGTTATGCAAACAGTGAAACACAGCAGCTGGATTTTTACATTAATACATTATCGCCGACAGTGAAACAATATAAGGAAGAGAATACAAGAAAGCTCGTTTATGGCCATTATCTTGAACATGATGTTAAGGCATTATTTAAATTGGATCCGGTCAAGCAAATGACCGTCTTACAAAAAGGTATCAACAATTTTATGATGACGCCAAATGAATGCCGAGAAGAGTTGGGGCTCCCTTATATTGATAATAATTGGGCGGACAAGCTAATCGGCAATGGTAATTATAAAACAATTGAGCAGATAATCAATGAATCTGAGGAAGGAGGAAAAAGTGAGTAAAGTACTAAATCTCGAAAAGAGAGGGAAAAAAGGTACTAAAGCCCAAACAGGTAAGTTTGAGATTAAAAATCTCACAACAGACAGTGCAGACTTGTATATTTATGGCTATATTGCAAATGAGAAATGGTGGGAGGAAGATGTTGTTCCAAAAGATATAAAAGAGTTTCTTGATCAAGTCAAAGACGCGAAGGAGCTGAATGTATTC